CCACATCTTGACTCTCTTTTACTTGAGGGTCTTGAATGTGGGCGTCTTTCGCCTAAAGGACCACTTTCATCTGTGGTCTCTAAAGGAGTTAGAGTGCCGAGATTATTCTCAGGACTCTGGTTACGCATTTTTGACAAGCAAGCATGTTTGCTTCAGGATGCCGACCCGACTAGCATATTCTTTCTGAGACAGCTTTGCTGTCTTGGTAAGAAGCTAGAAGTGGAATGCTCTTATGACCGTATTCAAGCGGTCTTGGAGAATTACCATGTGGTCGAACGGAACATCAGAACCCCAACACTCTGTTGGGAACTTGATGAACTGGATCCCGATGATCGCCTCAGGAGCTGTAATTTTGTACAAGCTCTTGATGGCCCCTCATTTGATCCTAGACAGTACAGATTTGACCTCGAGAGAGGAAATTCCTGTGAAGTCGAAAGTTCAAAATCAGGTGATCGAGATCTCCTCATGCGACTCCAGCAAGTTGCTGATGTCGTATGCGGTACCTTTGACTTCTTTGATCCTCATCAACGTTCTGTTGATCTGGAATCTGAAGGCAAAGGTATCGGATTCAAACATGGACCTGGGGCAGTTTCCGAGGGAATGAAGAATTGGGAGAAGTCCCAATTTAAGTTCTGGTCGGATAAGCTTGAAACACTCTTTCCTTTTGATCTCTGTGGTAAATCCGCAGGGGACACTAGGGATCGTCCTGTTAACCATGAGATGGCTAGCAGGCTGATTTGCGTTCCTAAGACCTATAAGGGTCCTAGGCTCATTGCTGCTGAGCCAGCATCACAACAGTGGTGCCAGCAAAGCATTTTGAGTTTCATGTCAGATCAGTTTAGGGTTCACTTTCGTGGACACTTTATTGACCTCCATGATCAGGGCAAATCAAACGATCTTGTGTTGCAGGCTTCACGAGATAGATCTCTTGCAACTGTTGATTTATCAGATGCTAGTGATCGTCTTTCGTGTTGGACCGTGGAACGGGCACTGAGAGGTTTTCCCTCTCTTTTGCACCATCTGCACGCCGCACGAACGAGGCTCCTTAGGGATGATATCTCTAAGGAACCAAGCTTCTTAAAACTTAAGAAGTTTGCCTCGCAGGGAACTGCTACGACTTTTCCAGTTCAGTCGCTAGTCTTTCTTATTATTGCCCTCACTGCTTCAGTTGAGGGTGAAGTAAGTTGGCCAGCGATCTGGAAACTTCGTAACCGGGTCCGTGTGTATGGCGATGATATAATATTGCCAACACACGGGTACGAGCAACTAGTCCGCATTATGGACATCCTTGGTCTGAAGGTTAACATGGCAAAAAGCTATGTTAAAGGACATTTCAGGGAGTCCTGCGGGGTCGATGGGTACGGTGGTTACGATGTAACACCCGTTAAGCCCAAGACTTTAGTTGCCGACGGCCCGGCTTCGTGTCAGGCTGTTGTAGACACATCCAACAATCTCTTTAATAAAGGATTATGGCATGCATCAGACAGCCTCACAAACACCTTACCTCCACGTATTCGACGTGGACTCCGGGTTGTGGCTCGACACGAGACTGGGTACAGTGGTCTCGCCTCATGTTCTGGCAGCGATGAATCTCATCTTATCAAAAGATGGAATTCTCGCCTTCATAGGCACGAGGTTAGAGTTTGGGCACTTCGTGGCCCAACTCGAACAGGAACCACTGGGGGATTCCACCGCTTGCTGGATTTCTTTGCCAGCAAGCACAATTATGAGCATGCTCGGATTGTCTCCGAGTATGGTGGAATCCGGAAAGCCAGAGATGGCTTTCTATGGGAGCCCCTTAACAGTGGCGCTCGCGCTGTTACTGTATTATGAGGAACATCCGAGTGATCCTTATCTTGAGAGTATTCTCAAGCAGGAGAACCCGGTTCCGAGCCTTGGTTATCACCCGAATGATTGGGTGTTAAGCCAGCTTGGAGTTCCTCATTCACATGTAACATTTGCGAATGAGCTCCATCAAGCGAGAGCTTACAGATAGTCGTTTGCCTTTGCGGGCAGATTTCTGCCTGTGTATTGCAATCACTTTCTTTGTTAAGGGTGTATGTGATTAATCCTCTGTTTGCAGAAATGCAAGCAGTGGAGCATCA